TTCATCGAAGATGATGTTGAAAAGATTGAGTTAAAATTTCCATACGATAAAAAACTGGTTCGCCTAGTCAAGCTAGTGAAAGATAACAGAGGACTTCCTTATGGTTGTGTGAAATACGATGGCGAATCAAAAAAATGGATATTTGATCAAACAGATGTAACAACATATTTCTTAACGTTAATTGCAATTAGATATGATTTCAAATTTGTAGACGAAACTTTGTTAGATGACTTTGACACAGTGAAGCAAGAGATCAAAGGATATAAGCAACCGACAGCAAAACTAGTTGGCAATGAAATTATTGTAGACAACGCATCCGATTCTTTAAATGAATACTGGCAAACACACTTGAAGGGAAAGAAGCCATTACAACAAGTTGACAAATTAAAAGAATTTGGAATTGCAACGAAAGGAATCAAACTCCCGTCTTATAGTGAATTGGGTAGCAAAATAGCACACTCGGACTATGTCAAGAACTGGATAGATAGAAAAGCCTATACACGCGATCAAATTATATTAGGTCTCACAGAATTGGACACATTTCCAATTATAATGCCAATATCGGGAGATCCATACACATATGAGGATTCGGAAGACTGGCGAAAATGGCTGGATGCCTTTGAGAGGCACGGTATTGAGGCACCAAATTTAGCATTTGGCTTTGAAATGAAGGAACCTGTAAAACCCGGAATGCAGGAAAATCCATTGAAGGAAAAATGGACAGAAAAAATGGCTGAAGAAAGTTTCTTGACATTACAAGAAGTTTATCAATTAGCTAAACAATTTAAGTATGTAGACGATAAAACAAAAGTTATTTTTGTTAGGAATAGAATACCAAGGACCTTAATCAAATCAGGTGTAAGACCAAAATGTAGTCTTGTCGCTTTAGGTGGTGGTTATTACACATCTGGTACTGATAACCTAAAAAGATTTCTTGATAATTTGCCAAAAACGTTGTATTATAATGATCATCAACCTTCAAATTATAGTTGGGATGAAACAGTTATAAACAAAATATGAGCAGTTGCAAACTTGTAATCAAAGATCAGGTAAACGTTAAATTTGAAAATTTAGACCTCAAATGGAGACAACGTCTTCATCAAAAATTCAAATATCAAATTCCATATGCCTATCATTTGCCGGCAGTAAAGTTGGGCAGATGGGATGGAAAAATTGCTTTCTTTGGATTGGGTGGTACAACATATTTGTATCTAGTTGATCAAATTTTGCCAATATTGGAAGACGGCGGAGTTTATGTTGAGCTCGACGATCAAAGACCTAAGACAGAATTGAACTTCACAAAAATAGACAAAAATTATTTGTCGGATATAAAATGGCCAAGTAATCATCCTTGTGCCGGTGAGCCTATCGTGTTGCGTGACTATCAAGTTGAAACAATCAATAAATTTATAGAGGATCCCCAAAGCATCCAGGAGATTGCCACCGGAGCAGGCAAAACTATTATTACTGCGGCATTGTGCCAATTGGTTGAACCATACGGGAGGACATTAACCATTGTCCCGAACAAAAGTTTAGTGACACAGACAGAAGAAGACTTTCTTGCATGTAATTTAGACACAGGTGTCTACTACGGTGACAGGAAAGAAGTTGGAAGGTATAACACTATTGCAACGTGGCAGAGTTTGAATGTGTTAGAAAAAAGAGCTAAAGATGACCATAGTACAGAGTTCAAAGAATTTATTGAAGGTATTAACACTATAATTGTTGATGAGGTACACATGGCAAAGGCAGACGTACTAAAAAGGCAACTGACCGGGCCTTTTGCAAATTGCCAGATACGTTGGGGACTTACAGGCACAATACCAAAGCAAGAATATGAGTATATGGGCATCAAAGTTTCATTGGGTGACGTAACAAATAAAATACCAGCAAAAGAATTACAGGACAAAGGCGTACTAGCCAACTGCCATGTGACTGTTTTGCAAACCAACGACGTGCTTGAATTTAGAAACTATCAAGAAGAACTGAAATGGTTAACGACTGATCCAAAACGTACCAGTTGGATGTCAAAAACTATAAATGATATTGCAACATCAGGCAACACACTGATACTAGTTGATAGGATTAGTGCTGGAGAAATACTTGAGAAAAAAATTAAAGGATCGGTCTTTATTAGAGGCGCAACAAAAACATTAGATAGAAAGGAACACTATGATGAAGTATCTACTGCAACAAATAAAATTATTATCGCCACATATGGAGTGGCCGCTGTTGGCATTAATATTCCTAGGATTTTTAATCTTGTCCTGGTAGAACCAGGAAAAAGTTTTGTAAGGGTAATACAATCAATTGGCAGAGGCATAAGAAAAGCACAAGACAAAGAAAACGTGATGATATGGGATATAACCAGTTCGTGTAAATTTGCTAGACGCCATTTGACTCAAAGAAAAAAGTTTTACAAAGAGGCAAATTATCCGTATAATATAGAAAAGGTAGATACAGATTTATATGAAGATACTAACACTTGACGACAGAACATATGTACTAGAGAAGATTCCTGAATGGGTGGATGAAAAATTAAGATTCGCCGTTTTGGATAATTCGGATCCTACTAATCCAGATTTCTTTTACATACCGCTAATATTCTTAGAAAGTTTCAATGCACCGGCGGCGGTATTGGAGATAGGACCACATAAGATTAAAATGCCATTAGATTGGAAAATGTTGATAGGCGAACAAGGACAACCAGAAATGCATGTGCTTCCAATCACCAGTTTGAACGACAGGGGGTTTGATGCCTTTACATTTAATCCATTGAGTAGTGCCAAACCGGATTTCTTTCCAATAGATGTGGTAGACATATACACAGAAGTTAAGTGGTACTTTCCAAAGATCAAATCAGGCCAAATGTTAGCAGTGCCATTGACTGATGGTCCAAAACCAGTGTGTGCATACTTTGTTAAAGACATATCACGACAATGTGAACAGGTAGATTATGGCTCGGTCTGGTAGGAAGAGTATTTCGATTGAAGCACCAATTATGATAACATCAGACAAAGTAGCTGTATGGATGGATGATGCATGGCCAATGGACTTTTTTGCATGGTGTGAAAAGGAAAAATTTAAAATAACAGGTTATACGCACCTGCAAAATAAAATAAAGTTGTCGTTCGCAACGGCAAAAGAGTGTACAATGTTTGGATTAAAGTATGCCAGTAGGAAATAAAAGAAAATTTTTTGAACTAAGAAATGGACTGAAAGCAGTCGACTTCAGAAATAAAGATTATTTTGACAGAATTGACGAGCATGAAAAAAGTTTGTATTCACCCTACATGCTGATGAGATACGCAAGTTCAGTATCATCCAAAGATCAATTTTACGTTGAACACTATGTTGAAATGGTCAATGAATGCGTCAACAAACATTTGTTCACGTTGTCAAGCAAACACAAAAAATTATGTTGGATACTAACCTCAATGTGTGGTGCGTTAAAACAACAATTCCATCCATGGATCAAACCAATGAAGCGTGTCCCCAATAAAAGTTTGAAACAACTACAAAAATTATATCCAAACTGGAAAGAAACAGATCTTGAAACTTTAGACGCAATTATCACAGACAAAGAATTGGAAGAACTATTAGAGTCCCATGGAATCGACAAAATATAAATGTCCTTATTGTGGCAAGGAATTCACTAGGGAAAGAACACTCCAGGTTCATATGTGTGAACCAAAACGCAGGCATCTTCAAAAGAATGAGAAATGGGTGCAAAATGCATTCATAGTGTTTCAAAGGTTTTATCAAATACACCAAAATACTATGAAGCCAAAAACATATGAAGATTTTTGCAAAAGTTCGTATTATAATGCTTTTGTAAAGTTCGGCAGACACATGATGCACATTAACCCGCTGTATCCCGAAAAATATATTGACTACGTAATACTTTCAAAAATAAAATTAGATCATTGGGCAAGAGATGATTTGTACGAAGCTTATTTGGTCGAAACACTTAAGAGTGAGCCAGTTGAATCAGCCTTGCAAAGAAGCATAGCAACAATGATGGATTGGGCGGCTGAACAACACGCACAATGGGCCGACTACTTTAGACTTGTGAACACCAACAGAGCAGTGCAACATATACAACAAGGCAAGATATCTCCATGGATGTTGCTAGGTTGCAAAGCAGGAAAAAATTTGTTAAAATCACTTAACGACGAGCAATTACAAATGACTGCAAAATTTATCAACCCAGGCTTTTGGGTACAAAAAATAAAAAGTGCACCAGCAGATCAATTGTTCGTGCAAGAAACAGCCAAGGAGGCCAAAATTGAGTAAAGTAAAAGTTGAAATAGATGATGAGTTAGATTTTGATCTGGAAGACGGAGACATGATAATACACATCAAACATGACGGTGAAATTGGTAAAGTATGTATGCCCGAGATGAATGCCAATGTAAAAAACAGTTTAGGCTATCATAAGATGTTACATGTTCTCGAAATACTTAAACCAGGAACAAAGGAAGAGTTTATCAAATATCATGAGAAACAAAGAAAAGGAACAATGCATTAATGCCTGACGTAGACATAGATTTTTTTGACAGAGACGGAGTCTTAAAACTTTTTAAACACACTCCGGCAACAATCATAAAAGAAGAAAAAATTGAAAAACACAAGACTGGAGTTTACTTTCATGCTGTTCCCGAACATCCTGTCACAGGCCACAGCACAATAGACTACAAGGAAGCAGAAGACAGAGGCTACTTTAAAATAGATTGTTTGAATGTCAGCATTTACAAAAATATAAAATCAGAACAAGAACTTGTTGAACTAATGATACAGGAACCAGATTGGAATATGTTGAAACATCAAGAGATAGTAGATCAACTTTTCCATCTGAATGGACATTTCAACATAGTATCAACACTACAACCAAAAACTATAGAACAACTTGCGGCTGTGTTGGCAATAATACGGCCAGCCAAAAGATATCTGCTGAAACAGAATTGGGATGAAATTAATACACAGGTTTGGAAAAGACCAGCTGACAATAGTTACTTCTTCAAAAAATCACATGCGGTTGCATATGCCCATGCAATCGTTGTGCAGATGAATTTGATGTCTCAAGATAAATATAATTTTGATGAAGCATCAAAAAACTAAAAGACACTCCAAACAACGCAATAAGAAAACCAAACCTTCAGCTCGTATAGAATACGATCACTATCAGCCAGACAGCCCTCTGACGATGTATTTTAAAAAGTTGATTGAAAAGAAATCTGATTAAGTAGGTTTTCTTACCAGTTGTATTGTTTTACGCTTGACTCTTTTGTTGGCGATCTCACTCAATCGCACCGTTGGTCCTTCTGCAATTTTAACATCCTTACTGTTTAGACTTACCAAAGTTGACCTAAAATATTTAAAATCACCCTTAAGGAAAATGTTAATTGGTAATTTCCTATTGCTCTCATACCACCAAATTTCGCCACATTTAAGGAACTTCATTTTATCGGATGGCATCATCAGCCTACCATAATCATAGAAACTAATTACATTTGCATCTTGGTTTTGGACTATTCCAACAAATTCAAGATCACCTTTTTGTATAAGGCTTAAAAATGGAAATTTATCCCTTAATGTTTTAAAAATTTCGTTCATGCTCTATCGGTAAATATTGTTAAATATGTATTATGCAAACAATATCGAGGTATTTACTTTCTCAACTGGTAATTGCCTACATAAATGGTTACCACGGGAGGAACAGTAACGTGTACGACAGGAGAATCACACTACACAGAGGCGTGGATAATCCCCTCACATTCACATTCAAAAATGAGGATCAAAAGGCCCAGGATATCACTTCAAAAACGTTTGAATTGAATATTATTGATACTGAAAACCAACAATCAGTAATTACCAAAACACTTGATATACTGGATGATGGTTCCACAGTAAGCACAAAAGGAGATGCCAGTACCACTATCACAGAAGGTGATTTGCTTTCACTAGATGCAAAATTCTATAATTTTGCAGTGAGAGAAGTCCTTTCAACTGGTGCTAGAAATGTTACATACGCTGGTACAGGGTATGCGGCGGCGGGCACGGTTGAACTCCTTGATAATGCATATCCACAATTTGTTGCTAGTACGGAGGTGAATAGTTTTACAGGCACAGGTGGACCGCTACAATTTACATCAAGTGCTATAGATTCCAAACCCGGAATAAACAATAATAAAGCATTACACACGATTGCTGTATATCTTAAAAATTTTGCAGGATCCTTCAAAGTCCAAGGAACAATGGCTTCGTCTCCAAGTGATGCTGACTTTTTTGATATTACCTTAGATGGTGAGTCTGAAAGCACTGTAGATTTTCCGCTACCTGAAACCAAGGTTGTTGATTTCAACTTTACGGGTGTTTACCATTCGGTAAGATTCTGTTGGGATAACGGAAGTGGTATGGATCCAGACAACACTGGAAAGATTGACAAAATACTTTACAGACAGTAAAATATAGGGTATGAACCTGATCCAGTCGACAATTATGACTAGTTTACCTGCGGGCCAAAAGAAAACACCCAGCGGGTGGATAGCCTTTAATGCCCCATGTTGTGTCCACAATGGAGAGACACAAGACAAAAAAAAGCGTGGTGGAATAATGAATAGTGCCGACGGCACAGTAAGTTATCATTGTTTCAACTGCGGATACAAGGCATCATATGTCATTGGCAGAAAATTGACACAACGTATGAGATCGTTTATGTCATACATAGGCATAGCCGATGACACCATAAAGAAACTTGCTATCGAGGCAATGCGCCATGAAGAATCCGATGTTGTGAGAGAGAGAAAGCGTTTTGTATCGTTCAACAAAAAGGATCTGCCCAAGAACACACACACATTAGATGTTTGGTTGGAAAAATATACTACAGGTAGTTTGTCTCACACAGAACAAAAAAGCATTGACAACTTGTTAACTTATCTGACTAGTAGAGGCATTAGTCCGGACTGGTATGACTTTATGTATTCGCCTAGCAAGATATGGGACATGTATCAGAGATTGCTGATACCATTTTATTGGCGAGGCGAGGTTGTTGGATTCACCGGTAGGGTATTCGAAGAATCACGAGCAGTGAAATATTACACAGACGTATGGCCTGGATATGTGTTCAACATGGATGCACAGGATTGGTCAAGAAAGTTTGTGTTGGTGACAGAGGGTCCTTTTGATGCAATTACCACATCGGGTGTCAGCATACTTGGATCAGAGATAAATGACATACAGCGAGAACTAATTGAAGGATTGAACAGACAGATTATCGTAGTTCCAGACAGAGACAGGCCTGGTGAAAAATTAATTAACCAAGCAATAGAATTTGGATGGGGCGTTGCTTTTCCAGAATGGCATGATTCGGTTGAAGACACCGCTGATGCTGTGTTAAAATATGGGAGATTATTTACGATGAAATCAATATTGAAAAGCACTGAAACAAATAAATTGAAAATTGATTTGAAGAGAAAGATGTATGGCTGAATATAATTTTGATGTACAAAAACTTTACATAGAGATGATGCTGGCAGATGCAGAGTCATTTGCTAGGGCACAGAATATATTCACTCCGTTAAGTTTTGATCGTAAACTGCAACCTATTGCAAAATTTATAAAAGACTACATGGAGGAATACAAAGTGATGCCTGACGTTGATCAGGTAAACGCAAAACATGATATCAAATTGAAATCCGCGAAAGATCTAGATCCTAGCCATTTCAATTGGTTGCTAGATGAATTTGAAACATTTTCCAGACACAAGGCACTAGAACGTGCTATTTTGCAGTCGGCGGACTTACTAGAAAAAGGAGACTATGCACCGGTAGAGGATATGGTCAAAGAAGCAGTAAGCGTTGGACTGACAAAAGATCTTGGTACAGACTACTTTGAAGATCCAAAAGGTAGATTGGAGAAACTTAAAAACTCCAATGGACAAGTCAGCACAGGTTGGCCAAATCTTGATAAGAAACTGTTCGGTGGATTTAACCGAGGTGAACTAAACATTTTTGCAGGTGGATCAGGCGCAGGTAAAAGTTTGTTCTTACAGAATCTTGCAGTGAATTGGTCAACTGCTGGTTTGAATACCGTTTATATCTCATTCGAATTAAGTGAAGAGCTTACAGCGATGAGGCTTGATGCCATGATGACTAACATACCAACACGTAAAGTTTTTCCCGATATTGATAATGTAGAAATGAAGGTTAAAATGTTGGCTAAAAAATCCGGACAACTGCACATAAAATATTTGCCAAGTGGCAGTACTATATTAGATATCAGAACTTATTTAAAGGAACTAGAATTAAAAAGTAAAAAGAAAATAGATTGTATATTAATTGATTACTTAGACTTAATGATGCCAAAAAGCAAACGTATTAGCCCGGCAGACTTGTTTATCAAAGACAAGTATGTATCAGAAGAACTAAGGAACTTTGCAGTTGAGTCACAGATGTTGTTGGCAACAGCATCACAACTTAACAGGGCAAGTGTTGAAGAAATAGAATTTGATCACTCGCACATAGCAGGTGGACTATCCAAGATACAAACAGCAGACAATGTAATTGGTATATTCACAAGCAGGGCCATGAAGGAGCGTGGCAGATATCAGATACAATTCATGAAGACAAGAAGTTCAAGTGGAGTTGGACAAAAGGTTGACTTAGAATTTGATGTGGACAGTTTGAGAATTAGAGATTTAGCAGATGATCCAGAATACAAGCAGTTTGATAAACAGCGAAGTACGATATATGATTCTCTGAAACAAAAATCCAAAGTCAGTACCGATAAAGGCGATGCACAACCAAAAGTTCCGGATCCAACAAAAGGTGATGACATAGGTAAAGTTAAAGCTACGGTCGAGGGTGGGAAACTAAGACAACTGCTAAACGAACTGCATTCTGATGAGGAGCAGTAGGCGTGATTCTAATTTCACATAGAGGCAATACTAATGGTCGTAATCCTGAAAAAGAAAATACAATTGAATACATAGAACAGGCACTAAAAAAAGGATATCATTGCGAAATAGATATTTGCAAGTTCGATGGAGAAAAATTTTATCTAGGACATGACGAGGCAGGTGAGGCAGTAACATGGGATTGGTTGCACGTCAACAAAGTATGGTGTCATGCAAAAAATTACAAAGTGTTAGAGGCAATGATCACACTAGGGGTGCATTGTTTTTGGCATCAAAATGACAAATACACTTTAACATCTCGAGGATGGATTTGGGCATACCCCGGACAACCAGGTGGCAGGTATACGATTGCTGTTCATCCAGAAAAACTTAATCCAAGTGATCTACAAAAATTTGCAGGAGTGTGTTCAGACTACGTGGATAAATTTGATGATTAAACTTTTAATATTAGATGTAGACGGTGTGTTAACCGACGGTAAAAAATATTACAACCGAAATGGTGACGTTGTAATGAAAACATTTTGCGACAAGGACTGGACGGCGATAAAGAGATTCAAAGCGTTAGGAGTAAATGTAGTTTTCTTAACCGGTGATCCTTTTAATGAATCAATTGCAAAGAACAGAAATATACCTTGTATTGTGAATCGTAAAGACGGAAAGCATACAGATAAATCTTACTATATAAAAAACTTAGCAATAGAGTATAATGTAAAAATGGATGAAATTGCTTACGCAGGCGATGATATATTCGATATTGAAATAATGAAAAAATTAGATCATGCATACTGTCCAATGAACAGTGAAATAACTGTTCAATCATTTGCAGACCCAATAGATGCAAACAGCGGAGAAAATTTTGTGATGCATCTACTACAACAACTACAAGATGAAAAATTAATTCCAACTCCCGAATTTGAAAAACATTTAAAAAAAGTTTATGAATTAGATGAGAAGGAGAAATTCTAATGCACGATATTACTTTGTATGGACACTTAACAGTTGATAGAATTTTTGATGGATTCGAAGAAAGACAAACACTAGGTGCTATGGCCAATATGTGGCGAACATTCAAACAGATTGCTCCTGATTTGGACATTGGATTGATTCCAACTTCTATTGGTGAAGCAATAGTTTACGTGGATAGAGAAAGTTGTACTAGGTATTCTAACTTTGTACCCGATATAAAAACAAATACACCAATTATACAACAATCAAAAATATCTCATGCACTCTACATTAATAAACTTTTAGATGTTAGTTGGTTGCCAAACTTAACTGGAAAGATATCTGCAGACGTATGTGCAGGTCCAAAGGTAGATACAAATTTATTACAATATTTAGATTATTTTTTTATTGCCGACGAAGATGCCTACGCTGACTTGAAGACTATTTGTAAAGACACAAAAGGCTATGTAATTTTACACACAAACAAAAGTAGTGTCGTTTCCGATGGCAGATATGAAAACAAATTTAAGATTGATGAAGATATGTTCGTGCCAAAAAGCAACGTGCTCGGTGCGGGAGACATGTTTGCAAGTAGTTTCTTATATGGCATACATCTTGGCCTGCCAATTGATCAAACACAAAAATACGCACACGAAACTACAAGTAAACTAATTAAAAGTGTGAATGAAAAAATATAATCTTCTATTACCAATCGCCGGGAAGGCACAGAGATTTATAGATGCAGGCTATACAATGCCAAAGCCACTTATACTAGCCAGAAACAAGCATGTAATCGATTGGGCGTTAGAATCAATTGATACAAGTGATTGTAATTTAATTTTCCTAGTCAGAGTAGATCATATCTATAACTTCAGCATAGACAAAATATTGAAACAAAAATTCGGAGATGACATTACGATCCTGAAAGTCAACACAGTAACAAGAGGTGCTTTAGAAACTTGCACACTTGCCCGAGAACATATCGAC